CGCGTTCGAGCGTCCAAATCTTGGATGGTTTGGCCAATGTAGCGGATGCCCTTCAGCACGTGGTCGAAAGACGGTGTGAAGATCCACTCGTAGACGATCGCAAGCGTCAAGACCGCCGGGGCCAAGACGGTCTTGAGCCGCTTCGTCGGGCGCAAGAAGTCCGTCATCTTCCGCTGCTCCATGGCTTGCATGAATAAACATCAATTTGAATTCATATACCCCGATTCATATGTCCTGTCAGGGCACATGGGGCTCATGAGACGCACGTCATGATTGAAATCTCAGAAGTGCGGCGGCGTCTTCGTTTCGCCGGAACTGCTCAGGTTCTCTGCCGCTAGCGCATCTTTGAGGCGTGCCCGTGCGGACACGTTCATGCCCATCAAGTCCGACAACAAGAGTTTGGCCTGATTGGGCGTGATGTCTCCAGACTCAAGACGGGCGCGGACCAGCATCGTTAAAATGAACTTCTCCCTCATGTGGACGCGCTCTCGACTTGTGCAGAACGCGTACAGCGTCTCGTTGATGCCTGCGAGCTTACCACATGGCATTGGCAGCATTCGCTCACGGATCTCGTCGTCAGAGAGTGCGGGCTGTTTCTCGCGCAGGCGATCGTACATCTGCATGGTCAGGCGCGCAAGCGCCTCCATCTCGACAATTTCAGGAGACGGTTGACCTTCCGACGCGCCCATCTTGTAGAAGAGTTCGGGCGCTGGTGCCTCGAGGACTTCGCCCCGCTCTCCGGCGTCCTCTCGGACCTTGTCGGCGCTCGCAAAAAGGCTACCCTCGTATAAGTTTTCAGAGTTTGGCGTTTGCATTGCTTTGATTCGGCGCAACAATAAAAAATACACTTTGGCAAACGAAACGACGGAGCTGTCGTACCAGTGCGATCGTATACAAACACCATCGTCCTTATAATATCGCCGTTTTTTGTATTTAGTCTTTAACAGAGATTGCCTTTTTTGTTTCTTCCTAACAAACAAATAATGCTTTTTGGAGATACGGCGTATCAAGATATTGATCAAGATCTGGATAAAGATCTAAAGGGCGGCGGAATCATGATGATGCTGGAGGCGATTGGCGAGGCGATTGGCCCGACGGCCGATAAGTCCGACTTGACGTGCAGCTACGGAATGCTGCTGTACACGACAGCCATAATTATTAGCATATACGCATTCGGTAAACTCGTGATGTGGGGGGTACAGATTGGTGTCAAGAAGTTAAAGGAAAACGCAAATCCAATTTCCGCAAGTTTAATAGCGAGTGTTAGTTCAGTTAAAACGAAGCTCAAAGAATCAATGAGTGCGACCAAAGAGGCGGCCCGGTTGGGCTTAAAAACGACAGTCAAGATAGATAAGCTTTTCCGTCCGTTCAATGAAACAAAGAAAAGAGCGATATATGAATATGAACAAAGTTTAAAGTTTAAACCCTCACCAAACTGCGAAACGATTGAGGAGGAGTTTTACGTCTACAGTGTTGAGAATACGGCGAAATCGCCAAACTGGAATGGAAAGACGAGACTGAGCCTGAAAAAGCAAGAAGCTATCGGCATCGTACACAATGCTGAAAGCGGAGAGGTCGAAGTAGATCGACAAAGTTTTGAAAACTACTATTCCGATCCAAATATGTCGTACGAAGACAATGCGTGTCGATTGGTCACAAACATGTTCGTGCAGGGTGCGTGCTTCTACGCATGCCCGAACGACTATGCCTTCAAACCAGGGTTTTCGCCTTTCACCTTTCACGTTGACGATGCGATAACGGCATTCTGGTGCTTCAACAAAGCCTGCATCTACTACAGTGTCGATATCGAAGCTCTTGGATTTACGGAAAAATTTTGCGCACCAGGCTGGCTTGCTAGGCAGTCTCCTTTCTTTCAAAAATATATTTTGAGCTTTCCAAGTTCTAGGAATATGATCACAAAGTATGCGGGCTTGACCTATTACGTGCAGCAGTATACAGAAAAAGCGTTAGAATCGCTAACAAACAAATTATCCATATTCCCAGATTCGTATAAATTCATAACAAAAACTGTTGGGAGGAAGGGAAACGTAATTGGTAGGCTTGGCGTTTTCTTCGGTGCACTCTCTATCGCTGCTCTCGGAGTGACCAGCATGTTCACTGCTATCTTGTTAAAAGCATCATTGCTCTACGCAATGGGTAGCGTTGTTGTTGCCAGTGGGCAGACTTTGCACTATCTTAACCAATTCGATCCGGCTGTACCATTTGAGGCAGCAGAAAAACAGGTAGGCAATTTGGGAAAAATTCCCTACGCCAGCACAGTGCGAGAAGAACCGAACAGACCATATGCGTATTTCAATTCGGAGTTCGGTCCTCTCTCGAGTAAAAAGCAGATAGACGAAGATAGGGAATGGATAAAAAAAGGGGGCAAAGGGTTAGGAAAGCGAAGGCGAAAGCCGTGCACAGAGCTATCGCTCGCTTCGCTCATTAGAATTTGTATGTACGCGGACATCATTTACGGCAAACAAAGACGCGGCCAAACGATTATAACCGACGGCATGATTGAGTACATCAAAAAGAACTACTTCTGCGCGTCGAGCGACACCACCTTCTGCGGCGCAGAAGGTGAGAACGGGAACGTATTCCAACAACTGCATGTGCGTAGACCCATAAAAAATAGCAACACAGAGGTAGTAGAATATACCCGACTCCGTAACGCAATCGGGTATATTGTTGGGCGGGGAAAAATATTGTTCAAGGCCAACGCTTTTATCACGGTGATGACACAAGACATGGAATTATTCCCGGCTGCCGTGTTCTTATTGCAACAGTTTTCGCATCAGCTGAATAAATTGTTTTCAGATTCGCTGGGAACAAAGAAATCGCTGTTTTATGGGGAAACGTTGGATGTGACTATCTCTTCTGTGCAAAAGCTTATGGTTGTGTCTGGCGCGACAATCATTGGTATGGGCGGCCTGGTTCGAGAATGGGTTGCCATTAGCAAGTGGCTTATTGCGAAGGTTTTGGATATGTTTTTTCTATTCTTAAAGATGGTGCCAAGACTAATCGATTACGTGTGCAAACGCATCTTTCCAGGACATGCCTATCGACGCACGGAAGATAAGCTTGGCCGAGGGGCCAAGCAAGCCGTAGATGGCCTGAGCGAAGATTTGGACAAGAAACAACAGGAAATCAATAACCTGAGAGCGATTGCAGAAAAAGAGCAGGAGGACATTCTAAAAATGCTTAAAGAACTGACAAACGCTAGCGACAAGGTGCTTAAAGAAACGCGATCTAGCTTCGAAAGTCTCCCGAAAAGGCAGCTGCAAATCAGTGTGTGCTTACTGAAGCAAAAGAAGATGAACGAGATCAGATTATGGTCTAAAAAGAGTCTCGTCGACCTGCTGATGACAATTCCGCCGCCATCGAAAAAAGATCTTGAGAAGCGCCTGCTCAATGCGGGCCTCTCGGCGAAAGGAAGTAGGAAAGCGATGTTGAAGCGTGCGGTCGAGGCCGGGCTAATTAGTGCGGAGGTTGGCGAGTAACCGAAGTGCCGCAAATAATGTGAAAACGCTTGTTGCGTGGCCGTAGGTATAAAAGCGCAAATTAGAAGCTGCTAGTAGTTACACAACCACTCGGCATAAGTGTTGCGGCCCTCTCCAAATTGCGGCCTGATGTGCATATCGAACGGAGTACAAGAGATATCGTCGACAAGGGCGACAGCGCGATAACCGCACTGGTAATATCGGAGCCAGTCGTTAGATCGCGCAGTTATGGCTTTTTTACCAAGACTATAAAACTCATCATCGATCCTGTCGACGAGTATCCAAGAACGTGGACCAGTTCTCCAGATGAGCGGTACGTTGGGCTGGAATTGCATGCGGCAGACGCGCGCTGTGCCAGTATCCGCAAATCCACGTAGATTAGGCCAGTCGAACGTAAGGCTAGCATGACTGCCCAGAAGAAGATCCGAAAATGCACGAAGATCCTCGATCAACCATTGGCACGGCAACGCCTTCGCCTTATATTCGCCATTACAGACGTTGCGGAACGAATACAATGGTATGCGCCGCGTGTAGCAAAGAACGCGGCGCAGCTCAGACGCGTGGGCCCGCTTTGTGTAATCAACGAAGAGCTAAAAATTGACGGCAAAGTTGTTGTAATCGCTACAAAGGACGCGCAACGCGCAGTGACTGTGCATTAGCTCAGATTAGCGTTTCGAGGTAGGTGCCATTGGCCAGGGCGATGCGCTGCGCATTGGTGATTGGGAACCGGCCCACAAAGTGTTCTCTTGTCCACGCGGTCGTGTCTTTTCGGAAGACTCTAAGGTGCGTCGGCTCGCCTTCTTCAAGGACTTGCACGTCGTCCGGGACGTGAAGGTAAAGGCTTGGTTTTGCGTCGCCGTTGCCCACACGCTCTTGCTTGATCATCGTGGCGTTGTCAATGCGCCACAGAAACACCGCGGCTTCGCAGATGCAACCAAAGACGTAGAAGTCGTTGTCGTCGGCTCCGTACGGAGCCTTGGTTTGCACACCGTTCACCGTCCCGGCCCTCTTGTGGATGTGGGGGCAATACACGCCCGGCTTTGTGCCGTGTATGTAGCAGGTCTTGTTCTGGACTCGGGAGTGGTGCTGCTTGTGATCATCTTTGTCGTTGTCGTCGGAGTAGGCCACAAGGTCGTCGACAACATCGTTCTGTGTCTCAGGCCGCACGTACGACCCTGGAAGGTTCTGGCGGATCAGGTACGCAAGCCGGTGCTCTTTCTTGGTATCCTCAGAGGTGATGTGGATGTCGCAAACGCCGATCAACGGCAAGAAACCAAAGTCGTTCGTTTGAATCGTCGTTAAGAGCGACGCCAAACCCTCGCCACGAGCAAGTGTTGTTATGCTGCCTTTGTCGCAACCGATGCGCACGGGGACGCAAGTTGCCTCGACGTTCTTGAAAATCCACCAGTACCGATGCTCGGCGACGACGACCACACCCACGAGCAGGATGTCCTTGTACTTGATCGGCTCGCGGACGCCGCCGTTCCGGTTTGTGCCGTTCCCGGTTTGTTGAAAATAATACGCACCGTTGGCTTGCAGAGAGGCCGTTGTCTTGAGCTGGATCGGCACGTACCGGCCGGCGTCGCCCTTTGGGTAGAGACAGTCTTCGAGTGCCCCGTCCGGTGCGCGCACGATTTTCGACTCCAGTGCGACCATCTCGTTCAGGACGTTCGACTCAAGTGCGCAGTCGTTCCCGTGTTTTGCAAGATTGGCCGCGCGCTTGATCGGATCGATTGCCGCCTTCTTGGTCACTTTTTCATTCTTTTTTTTGTTCTTCTTCGCTTGTCGCCCGACACCAAGGTCTTTGTGCAGCAAGCGAACAAGCGGTTTGATGCGCTCTAAAGCACTTTGCTTCTTGCTCTTAACCATGATCTCGGCAGAAAGTAAATTAATTAATTCTCTGTACGATTTTGAGCACCAGGATCGCTAAATGCCCGATGCGTGTAGTCTTGGCGGGGCGGGCGATCTTGGCGGGACGGGCAATCATGAGTGAGGCTGCACAGGGCGGCGGGGTGAGTTAGATCCTATGTGAAAACGCACTGCCCTGCGCTCTTAAAAAACATAAGTAGTATGCCCTGGCAGTGCACTTAGCAAAACATCGCATCTGCAATTCTGGTTTATTCTTTCGCACAATTCGACAAGGAGTTGCATGGCACACAAATTGCAAAACTATAATGTGCCACCACCACCCGGTACTGATTTGTACTCATAAATTCCGTGTTCGCGAATGGTCTCCTGGCCGTGTTTATCACGCAGGTTACCAATAATAGTGGAGTAACCGCCTTTCCCCTGCACGAACGTATTCGCACCAATCATTTGACACAAATGCGCATCGGCGTGAGCCGGCTCAGCCCATGTGAACTTAACTTCGTTCTTGTGCATTGTTTGGGCGAGGTTTTCGATATAAGCATCTGTAGTTTTCTTGCAGTTTGGCGTGTGTTCGCCGTGGAAAATAGTTATTTCTCGCCCACCGTTGCGATTGGCGCCAAGTTGACTGGCCAAGGTCGCAAGCTGCTGTGCTTCGGGGGGGAAGCGTGTTTTGGCCTGTTGTATCTTGTCGCAGGTGACATCACCAAGTCGTAGATGCATAGCAATATCAACCGCCGGTACATCATGACAGGTTTCGGTCACGACTTGGTCAAGAGCGACAAAATCTGCTTTGTGTGACCGGTGCTTCAAATAACGTTCCGCTATAGTGTTTTTGTGTAAGTTTCTCGTCGATCGATCTACTTCTTCCCACTCGTGGTAAAAGACATCCCCCAGGCGATAGGCATCGACATTCCTGTGCTGTTTCATCGTTCCATTACTGAAAACAGTACATAAAAAAACCCTTAAAACAGTACAGGAACCTTATCTGGCGTCGCCAGGCACGAAAATTAAAAATGCAAAACAATGAACCCTTCAATGAACCCTTCAATGAACCCTTCCTATTTACATATCACGAATGAGGTAGAGCGGGGGAACATCGTCCACCTAGTGCCCAGGGTCTGTCCTTTGGACTTTCCAGAGAAGTTGCGACCTTACTGGAAAGGGCACTTGGAGTACAGTCTGACTCCATGCCAGAGCGGCTGGATCTATCTAAACGAATGCGGCAAAAAAATAAAGCGAAATGCCAATTTCAGCAATAATAGTGCAGGCGCACCTGACGTACCATAAATACGCACACCACAACAATCGTAAGCGCCAAAACGATTGTGATTGCGTGGCGGTTTTTTGCAAGGACGTATGCCATGTGCGGGTCTTTTGATAGCGCGTGCATTGGCGCCGAATGCAAAGCTGTAAGGTTAACTGCTTTGAATCGCTCGACAACTTCCTGTCTGTCCTTTAAGAAGTCCTTTCTACTCGAGAGAGAGAACTCGTTTGTCATGAAGCGAATGTGCGTGTTCATTATCGGTTTTCTTTGGAAGGTCACCCACCCGAACTCGTGCATGACGCATTTCCTGAAGATGCGCGAGATTGCGATGTCCTCGCCGTTTAGCCGTTTGGAGTAATCAAAATAATTTGCTCTGAATTCTTGCTCGACTTCTTTCATCCGCGATGTTTTAGCCATGGCACACCACGTAAGAAGCATATAGACTTCGACGCCGCCCGGCTTGACCTTCGGACGATCGTACGGCATGTACTCGCCTCGTATGACGTTTCGACCTTCGATGCCATGCAACGCCGTCGGGTCGCTTAAAAGGCGCGAGTAGAGCGACTGTAGTAATGGCTCTTGTAGGACACAGTCATCGTCGACGGTAATGACTGCGTCGCTCAATATCTGCGGACATAGCGGTTTTTCTGAATATGGAAACTTATGCGCTGAAAACCGCAGGCGTAGGTCGTTCGGCATGTGCACGGCCGTTTCGTGATTGGTCTTGTGCCCTCCGTCGAACTCGAGCACGATGACCGAGCTCACACAGTTCATCATCTCGTAGTGCAATATGATTTTCTTTACCACGTCGAGGTTGCGATTGAACGTTGGCATCAGCACGGTGATAGCATTTCGATATTGTAAACGTTCGTCACATTTAAAGTACTCGAAAGTAAGACTATTGTACAGCAAGCAGAACAACAGGAGCAGCGCGATTGCGGACAATATCAATGCCCAAGCAAACATTCTTTTTCTTTATGCCTAGTTTCTTTATGCCTAGTTTTTAATGATTGACAAACGTTTACTTCTTCTAGCTTTAGGCCTCGCCCCGTCCTCCGCAGGCCCATCGCCGAGTGCGCTGGTCGGGGGGGTCGCTTCATGTCAATCGCTCTGTTCCGACTCGCCCGGTTCTGGCGGCGAGGTTGGCACGACGCGATCCAGTGCGGCTAGTTTCTGCTGCGCAAGAGCAATTTTGGCAACAATTGTGTCCATCTTCTCGATGTGGTCATCCGAGTCACCCACCGGGCGTTCGAAGTAGACAGAAAGCTGGGCAACGCCGGACGAGACTTCCGCTCGGTATTTCATCACCAATGCGTCGCGCATTAAGTACGGCAGGCGGCTTGGCTGGGGAGTGGCTGACATTATCGGTTCCCTGTGTGGCATAAAAAATAAGAAGCGCGTTGAACGCAATGAATCAAATTTAAATCATTAGAAATAAAAAGTCATGCAGAAACTGGAAGATGCTGTCATCAAAAAAATAAATACCTTTGCGCTTTCCCCCCGCCGCAGGCAGGTGGTGTTGGGCGGGCAGCGGGCTGTGTGGTTTGAACCAATAGTCGCTCGAAACATGAGGGGTCCAACGGAAGGCTTTATCCTGAGAGGCATCCTGACCTCAATGCACGAGAACGAAGAAAAGGCACGTGCAGTGCACATCACCAACGAGGCGCTCGGCGGCCAAGTAGGCGTGCGCCTGCAAAAATATCTGTCGATGCAAATCGCTGAGCACTTATTTAGACGAAAGAGCACCGAAACGGTGGAAGCAATCATGCACAAGTTTAATAGTCAGTGCCTCTGTCGTGTTTCGCTGGATAGCACCGTCGACGTGGCGGATTTCTCCGAATCGCATGCTGCGCCGAAAGAGATGACTGTGGGCGGTCTGGTGCACGGTCAGGACGTGGTCTGCCTCGTAGTTCCTCGGGCGATCGTCATCCGCCTTGACGACAAGTCCGCAATAGATTCTTGGTATATTGAGTGGAGTACGTCCGTTATTCAAGTCCATTCCAACGACATGATGTGCCGTTCCATAGTGGATGCGGTTGCCATGTGCGAGGTCTCCGATTTTAAAAACGAACCGGAGCCGGACATAATTTCGTCGAGCACCCCCCATCCGTTCACGCCGTTGGGCTGTCCGTGTCACCCACCCGAGTTACCCTTTCAAGACGACGTCGAGGAAGAGCAACACTTGACGAAACTTGAAATTGCGGCCATGCATGTGAGCTAGCGTAGTACGTTGCTGCGTAAACGCTGGCTACGTCGTACCGGTCGCATCGCCGCCGTGTAGTACAGGTTTAGCAGGCAGACGTAGTCAAGCGGTAGCTCTGTGGGTTCAGCGTGTTTAACGGCAACGCTGATGTTTTCCCATGGTTTTTTTGTGGCTTGCCGTGCCTGTTCAGAAGCAGCCTGTAGAGTTTTCAGATCAATGACGATTTGCATGGCTCTATGTCATAACATATACTATTTCGAGCACCCCCGTACAACGAAGAAAATGCTCGGATCACCGGACCAAGGCCGTGCGGTCAAAGCGCTGCGACAGTTGGCTAACACCACGGGAGTAAACGTGCACTTGCTCGACAACAGGTCATGCCTTAATGCTGCGGATGAGTGTATAAGCAAGTCGCAGACGCACATGATCGTGGTGACTGGGGTTGCGGCGCGCTTTGTGGTATGCTTACTGTTCCGCCAGTACCCGAACATTATGTCGAATGCGAATCCGTTCGGCAAGCCGCCGCCTGACTCGAGGAGTCTAGCGATCTTATGGAATGGGTACCTGTGGTGGGGAGACTGTGAAGTTATTCAGGGGGATTGCATCGGTGTACAGGCGCTTACGATAGACTAAGCTGTTCTAAATTGCCGAAGAAGTCAAAATTGATTTTTTTTGCACCAGCTATTCAAAAATGCAGGCGCTCGTCGTTGTGAAAGACGATTTTGCTAGCATGCTGCTCGCCCAAGGCGCTCAACTGACGTTGCACAGCATGAGAGAGAAGTATCCGAACAAAGCGGTTCTGCGAAACATGATTCGAAGAGTGCGCATTGCCGCGCTTGAGAAAATGCGTCCGTTCGAACAGTTCACCGCACAAGAGATTCGGAACACGGATATCAAGGACTTTTCGCAACTTAATCGGCTGCAACAGAGTCGTCGACAGGTTGCGATCCTAAAGGGTGGCAACATCTACGGATCAGATGCACAAAACATTATCAAAGGCTTACCAATTACACCGCGTATCGTGCTGGACTTAAAGCTTAACGCGGGCGAGATTGCCGTCATTAAAGAGGCTTCATTGCGCAGCATCGAGACAAAATCTTCTAACGTGATCTTGCTTATGCGACAAGACGTCGATAAATTATTGTCATGGGCGAAAAAGTGCTTAAAAAGTCCAGACGAATCTGAGGCAGCGGTGCTTGTCGCAGTTGCGCTCGTGACAGGGCGGCGTGCGGCCGAGATTTTCCTGACGGGCGCTTTTGACAACAGGCCATCTCCTGAAGGAGCGTCAGCTCATGTGCACTGGGCGTGCTTCTCAGGGCAGGTCAAGGCGGGCCTCCGCGACCCGGATAAGTGCTACGATGTGCCCGTGCTCGCCCCAATTATTGACGTGCAGCAAGCGATGAATCGAATCCGAAAGCGGTGGCCAATGCCGGAACAGTCCCAAACCTCCGACGTGAATCGACGCTTCGCCTCAACGATCCAGAGGGCAGCCAAACGATACCTTGCGCCGCTTGACGAGAAAATGGGCCACCTGCATGCGGCGCGAGAGCTTTACGCCATGGTTACGTTCCGCGCGTGTCAACCGCACACATACAGTTTACATGGGTGGATCCGCAAGGTCCTGGGGCACGCCGACCTCGACCAAGGAAAGCACTACTCAAATATCACAATCCGCGATTAGAATTGCATGATTTATTCATGGCATTAAACTCGTTCTTTTAAAGTCATATTGCGATTAAAATCGGACTAAAAAATAAAGTGTTTTTTGAAATGATAGCCTTTTCGAGTCAGCCTAATCTTTTTTCGTTGCGGAAAACGACGGGTTCTATCCGCAAGACGGCGAGCTCCCCTGAGCTCCGTACAGTTCTTCCTTTAAGCCCGCGTAGCACACTCGCCCCGCTCCTGCCACTTGCCCCGCTCCTGCCAATTGCCCCGTTAAGGCCACTCAGCCCACGCAATCCAAATTCCTCGCCTAAAAAAAACAGGTCCGTGTTGAAGAGTGAGCTAATATACGCTACTTTGCTTGGCAGTGCCGCCGCATGCATTTTCGGCGAACACCACCACTTGCCAGATATGCATGACCTTCAGCACGCCGCGGTTGCCGAGGGCATTGAGCTTTCCCGCCGTCTATGGGAAGGCGACCCATTACTCATAAAACGATGCAAGACAACCGTAATGTGTGCAGTGCTACTACCCTTAGTGCTCCGTTACTCATGGGCCTTAATGGTGGAATACGTGCTTTGACACCCCTCCCTCATTATGTATTCGTAAAGCTCATGGCGAAGGGTCCGAGTTGATGAAGTACTTTCAAAACCTGTGTACAGGTCTCGCTCTCGCTATCAAGGCTATCATATTGGCAATCTAAAGCTGCCATGACCATCATTCGCAGGCAGGCTGTGTCGATGTTGCAATTTACATTTTGAATTGTCGTGTTATTTATGGTAATTGCAGTATTCAATTCTACGACGCCTATAATATATTTCGCATAGGGCGCAGAAAAGCCACCCGTAAGTTCATACGTCGCCGTTGTAGGATTTAGGTCGTTGTCTAACGCAAGGTATGCCTGTACCATCTTTGTCTTATCGGTTGTGATGGGGAACTGTGCGGCGGTCGCATAAGAAGGTAAGGAGTCTGAGTCTAGAATAGGATTATAACCATTTCCTAACCAATTATGTATATTATCACTATTTTTACCATTCGAATCTGATTTATCTAAATAGTTACTATCGGTGGTAACGCCGGTAAAGTAAGTTTTTTGGCCAATAAAATCCTCGCGGATTTCTGTATTATAACTGATAGGAAGGTCACCATTCCAACTGATAGGATCGGCACTGTCGGTAACAAACTCTACGTCGAGATTTGTTTGGTACGTAAATGTGCTTGACATAATAATATACGCAAATTGATATGTGCCATTCGTGGGCCTCATTACCCCTGGTGTACTTAGCCCGTACGACTTTCCGTTACCAATATCAATGTCTTGACCCTCCGACATATTAAAAATTGGTACTTTGCCATCGAGTGTGACTTTAGAATCCGTTAACGTTCCAATGTCGTTACAAAAACCGATTTCATGAACTTTTATGTTGTAAGAACTAGGAGTGGAAGGGTTTGCGTACAGGTTTGAGTATCTGGTCCCCAAATTATTTTTCCAATTTTCACCTATGTTTGGAAACAAGCTGTTGCTTAATTTGAACGGATTTGGATAGGGATTTCTGCCAAGGTTTGTGAGGTCGTTCACTTTCGTAGCGGAAGCGGCGTTTGCAAGTGTGGTTCCTGTTGTTTCACCCGTGATGCCACTGAGACTTACAGTAAAAGCCGGAACATTAGCCGGAACATTAGCCGAATCATTAGCCGGGTCATTTGAATTAGTAAACACAATAGCGAGAATAACGCCGATAACGAGTGCGAGTATAACAAATAACCCCACAATTATATGTATTTTCATCATAGTTTCTATAGTTTCTATATACATAATTATTTTGTGCCGTTAGGATTCGCCGTCTGCCACCCATGTCAGGGCACCTGAGTCCGGACAGTTGAGATAATTTGAATTCTACCAGCAACATGACTGAGGCTGCGCCCCCTGCGGACGCTCGTTTAGCTAATCCCGTAGATGCGCCCGGCGCAGCGCCGCCTGTTGCAGCGCCGCCCGGCGCTGCGCCCGTTGCAGCGCCTGTTGCAGCGCCCGTTGCGGCGCCTGAGCCAGCGTCAGAAGTCGAATCATTTGAGAAGCGTAACGCGGGCGATGTTGGCCTTAATCATGCGCTGAAATGGACGGCGCTTTTCCAGGCATTGACTCGGCACGTCAAGGCGGCCCGTGGGCTGGCGACTGTCGACGGACAGAAGCTCGAGAAGTTCGAAACGGTGCCCGACGAGCACAAGCCGTACAATATGAGCGCATCGCACGCGCGCTACAAGCTGCCCAAGGGGGCAAACAATCAGAACGAGTTCCAGTTGATCATCGGTAAGGGGGATAAGAATTGGTGGTTGCCAAACCACGTTGTACACGTTCCGAAGGAGAACATGGCCGAGTTTCACGTCCGGTACGGTCTAACGTTGCACCACGCGCTTGAGCAGTCGTTACACTTGCACAAGCCGTCCTTTGTGTACCCGATCGTAAAACGGTTGGGTTTTAAAAATGAGCTCGGCGTCGAAGTACGCCCTGCAACGAAGCCGTTTTTCGACATTGATTGGAATCTTGCGTTTGACGCGATGTACGTCGAGGGCGAGTTAGAGCTCTGCCAGCAACGGTTTCCCGTAACATTCGGCAACAAAGCGTCGTGGTTGGACTTTCAAGACAAACACTTCGTGCCTAACTTTTCGACGGGCGAGCTCGAGTACCTCGGAAAGATTGCAATACGTGTCTTTGCGAAATCGTTCATCGCTATCGACGGCACTCGCATTTCTGAGGACGACGTTGTTGCGCTCATCACCGCACCAGTCGCTGCATCAATTGATAACTTGCGCCCAGAGCTCTTGAAGACAGGCGACAAAAACCTATGCGAGCTGCGCTATTGCTGTCCGGCCGAGCCGACGGGCAAGCTCTCGTGCCACATCTTCCTCGTGCATCGTCGCATGGTTGCGCAGATTCCGGACGAGTGGAAAAGCAATTCCGGCTCGCAGTACCAGTCGTGCACCGTAGGCAGCCAGATGCTCATCAAGCTTTGGGATAGAATGCAAGACGCTAGCTCGTGGCTGCTGTCAAAGAACGACTGGCGGTCGCTCAACAAGCTGCTGCGCAAAGAGCTCGACGGCGAGCTTAAAAAAAGCCGTGCAACCCATGGCGTTTCGTTGCCGCGCGGCAAACTGCACGGCCTCTCGCCCGAGGCGAGCATCATGCAGGGCATGACTGAGGAGCGTTTATTTGCAGCAGTTGACGACGCAGCGCAGACAAATTTGCTCATGTTTGGAACGCCTAAGTTCAAGGAGTGCGCAATTTGCGAGCTCGTCCGTGTCGACGAAGACTTCTGCGGACAGCAGTACTGCGGCGACGGAGCCCAGTCTACATTCGTCTGTGCTGGATGCGGCAAGGACTCACGGTTAAGCCTGCTTAAGATGAAGAGCCTGAAGGCCATCGTTATCGGGCAGTGCGCAAGCCGTGCGCTATTGGAGGTCTTAGGAAGCGGCGCATTGCTATCAACAATGTTCAATGTTTTTGCAACTACACTTGTCTCTCCGAACAACGAGGAAATCTCTAACGTCGTTTTGAACCCTGAGAACATCGATAACGTGAACGAAGTGCAGCAGAAAGAGGCGATGCACAACAAACACAAATCCGGGAAAACGCATTTCAAGGATCCGGCCGCAGGCACGATTGTGCAGTCAGTGATTAATGGCCGCGCCGACATTGGGACGAACAAGACCCAGCAGCGCTTCCCAGTACAGATGTTGCTCTCGCTCGACCAGACGCTAAAACCGTACTTTAAGATAGACACCAACCATGTGACCTTGCTGCCACGGTCGCTGGAACAGACGCGGCTATTTGGTCAACACCTCTGGCGCGAGGCAAGGGTTGAAATACAGAACGACAGTGAGGACTTCGGTATGAGCGATCTGCCACCGCAACGCGATGAGTTTGACATGGACGAGGCCCTTACCGAGATTGCAGGGGTGGACTTCTGCGGAATGATTCTTAGCCAAGGCAAGCGCCCGCAACAGATCGAGCAGTTCGAAAAACTTTACGGCATCGACGTGATGCTGGAGTTAAAAAAGTGGGGCAAGACGGCGACAAAGCAAGGCTACACGATTGACATGTCCTTAATGTCACATGGGATGAAAACACGCGGCATTTTTGTAAAGCTCGTGCCATTGCCCGACATGGACGACAAAGAGTTCACCTTCTGCTGGAATCTGTTCGAGCAGCTTTTAAAGGGTATTGGCAAGAACGGCGAGATGACCCGTCCGTGGAAGTACTGGGACATGCCCGGGACGCCTCTCGAAAACTGCGTTGGTTATGCTGCGTCGTCGTTCAAGGGCGTCTGCGCGGGCGAGCTTCACGAGATGGATCCAATCCCAAAAGCGGTCTTTGACTACCACTACCCCGGTCACGACTCGTCGGGGCACATGGCCTGCTGGGAGATTGACTTCAATAGCGAGAACCGCAACTTGAACACGCCCGGTGACTTCCACATCGTGCGCACGTGCTTCCGCTGCAAAAAGCAGGAAGTGAAATATCGCAGTCCAAAAATGAAGCTGCATTGGAGTGATTCGCGCACTCTGCATCAGCTGCTCAATACTGACCCCGAAGGCCTCTTCAAACAGCGCGCCACTGCGCTTGACCTGAACAACCAATACGGTAAGCGTGTTAGTGCGGAATGCATGCGTGACCCGGTGTGTCGCGAGAAGACTCCGAAGCAAGCTGCTGGTATATATCTTGCGCGCTCTGAGGCAGAGAAACGCCCTGAACGGTTTCGCCGGTTCGGCGACTAAGCAATGTCACACCCATAAAAAAAATTAGAAAGTAATACAACAGTTTAATGGATTTGTTGAAGGCGTCGCTTTGGATTGTCGCAATCTTTGTTGCGATTTGCGTGTTGTCAAGCCTACAGACAAGCACGGATACCAAACGAGCGATCATGGCCTGCGACACTCTCGTACGAGAGAGCTCTCAGCTCATCCACGCTTCGAAACAGGACAAGAACCCGGTCTTTGCGCTTCTGCACTCGACAGAGGCCGTTGCGTTTGCGCGGGCGCTCTCGTTTCTTGGTCGAGATGAAAGCGTGCAACGCCGGTACTCTATAACCGCCCAGGAAATGATCGATCGTGCTCGTCTTGAACAGACCAACGCCCTACAAAGTTTGCACCGTGCATCACCCGGTCTGTTACCCGAGGACGCAACAGCAATTGCGGCCGGCTACGTGGCGCCCGCACCCGATGAATAAAAAGTATTGTTCAAAAAAGCATGGGCTCAATCGAGTCAAACCTAAGTCAATCAGCCGATATTACTCTGTACTGCGGAATATTGGCAGTGATTTGTATTTATGCGTTTTTTATCAGGAGCATCTCCCCAGCAAAGAAGCTTGCTATCACGCTGTCGTTCGGTGTTATCGTTCTCGGTCTAGCACTTAAGTCTGCGTATCAAATGTATTCCGGACATTTCGCATCTGTGAGCGGCATAGCTGTATGGACGACCCTTATTTTGATGATTGCGTTGACAACTTACAGTCTTCTCGACGGACGTGCAGTCGGTAATTGGATTGGAAAGCATGTGGCCAGAGTCAACCCCGCTACAATGGCGACTAACGCAATGATTGACCGGTTGGATTTAGTATCTCTCGGGAACAATGCCGAAGATCAGGAAAATCAAAAAATATGGGAGCGAAATCACAAGAGTGAGGTAGATCGTCGCAGTTTACGTGAAAGGATGGACGAAGGAACTGGCACCACACGCGAGATTCAGGACAAGATCCTCGCCGAACAAGAAGATTTCAATCAAAAGGATAACGAGTATAAGCGAAGATACAAAAAAGCGAAAGACGATGCAGAGCGAGATGCAGAGCGAGTGTCTATAACAAAGGCGAAAATAATAGCACAGTATTTAGAAGAAACTGTCGGTCAAGGTATCGGAGGAGACATCGACTAGTGCGCTAGTCGGGCTTCATTTATTTTGAGCATGCACGTAAATGAAGCTAAAACTACGAAAATTTTCTCCACAGTCCGAGGGCGGTAGCGGAATTTTCCAGTGCTTTGTTGTACTCATCGGGAAACGGAACTCCGGAAAGTCGTCGCTTCTTAAAGGCCTTCTGGCAGAAATATCCGACAAAATTGATGTTTGCATGGGTTTCAGCCCGACCGACGATTGCAACGGCGTGTTGTCGGAAATCATTCCTTCGGGTCTTGTGCATCGTGACCTCAGCGAAAGTGCGCTACAGAAGCTGTGCGATGTGCAGCGCGAGCAGTGGAAGCGCGGTCATGGCTCGGAGGTCGCGCTGGTCTTGGACGATATGGCGCACGAGAGAAAGATCTTTGACTCGCGTGTTTTTAAGAGTTTGGCTTTCAACAGCCGCCACTTGCACCTTACCGTGTTTATCACGCTGCAGGAGGCGCTTAGTATTGGCCCGGCTATTCGGACGAACTGCGATGTCATTTTTACGCTCGCCGAGCGCATGATGAGCAATCGGAAGCGCTTATATGAGAACTTCTTTGGTATGACAACGTTTTCAGAGTTTTGTGCGATCATGGACAAGTGCACCGAGAACTACGAATCGCTGGTCCTATACAATAAGACGCAATCCAACGACATATCTGAGTCGCTTTTCTGGTACAAGGCTGACCTCGAACTGTTACAACGCGTGCAGATGTGCAAGAAGCCATTCTTAAGAATTCACGAACACTTTGCGGTGGAGGAACAGGGCTCTGAACCAAAACGCTTCCCGGCAGGTAACGCCATCGACCACATCGTACAGGCAGACGAGGAGGGTTGCACCAAAGTCGTAACACAGGCGCGAGAGGTTGAGTTACCCGAGCTCGATCTCGAAGACACAAAATCGTTCGGTTTCAGTAATTACCGCAACAATCACGGCAGCGACGACCTAATCTCTGACGCATTTGCTTTTGACGAGCTCTGAGCAGAAACTATTTCCGTTTTTTTGTTTTGTCTTTCAAATATGGCAAATAGACGAACTCTCAAAGAAATTCCGCAATTTCCGCAGCCGCGCTTCTATGTAAACAAACCGGAAATTCCAACGTGCTGGCCGTTTCGAAGCGCAATCCAAAGTGATAAAAGTGTGTCCGAGTTCCGGCGATGCAACAACATCGCCGTTGCCGACGTGTGCTCTAACACCGAGACCTGCGCATGGAAAGAGCAGAGTACAAACTACTCAACGTCACCGCAAACCTACGAGGAAAAACTCGAAGCGTTCCACGGGTGCATGCCGACGTCGCAGATGAGAGGGTTTAACAGGTGGAGGGAGCAAAACCGCCGCAAGATACCTAGTAAGAGCGCCACGTACGTGATGCGCTTTGGGAACGCCGCAGATGCGGCGTACGTGTTCAGACGGAAAGCTACGATAGAATCGCTGCGGGTGTTGAATAGTTACATTGGCGAACCCGAGTATGCTCTCACGAACGATATCGATCGCACACGCTCCATTGTGCAAACCGCACTTAAAAATGGGTGGATGATTCGCAATGTTAATGACAAGGATAGCGAAAGCGACCATCAAAAGCTTCAAAAGTACTTCGACCGCTTCGAAGAGTGGTACGCTTTGAACAACCAATCGTCTAACCGTTACGTACGCGCGAAGTGACCCCTGCGATTAAGCTGTTCGGAGAAACGTCGACGAACCGGTCAATTGTTGCGCTAAATCGCGTTACTAGCTTCTTACCCATGATAAAGAGCAGAATTAATAAAACAAGGTAGAACGATGATATCTGGAAGCTTGATAGCGCAGCCGATGCTATAAGTTGTTTAAGGATGAATTGTATGATCGAAATAACCCCTGCCCACTTTGCCGCGTTCTCTGTCAGATTGACTATGCGGAAGGCGTCTAGGAGTTCGTTGGCAATGCCCTGACCGGTCTTGTTCTCTACTGCTCGGTCTATGGTACCGCCGAGACTAGCTGCGCCTCCAGTCGCTACGGTGATCCCAAGAGTCACCAACAGGCCGCCCGGTGCAAATATTGCCAAGGAGGACACTAACAAGCTCGAATATTTAAGGGACCAGCCTAAATACCGTAGCGTCCTCGGGTTACTTTCGATATAGTCGTACACCACCTGTAGGCGCTTGACGGCCTCTTCGATCATAACGCCAGAGCGCATCATGAGCAGAATGAGTAAGAACGTTGCGATCAAAGAAACGACGGCGGGATTCAAGCCAGCCGCAGGGAGTGCGATGAGCGGAGGGATCGCTTTAATTAACGAAAACCACAACGACGCAAAACTGAGGAACATCGTCGTGTATTGAACTGCCTTAGCGGCTACACCTTTGGTCTTTTGTGCCAAGCGCAGCCGTGTTGGGTCGGTCTCGTACATGTACAACTTGGCGTAAGCGTCAACGCCATGCAGTGCGAAGTCCGGTTGGTTCGACTTTTTGAACGGGTTCGTGTCGCACAGCGTTTTGCAATGCCTGGTTGCGATTTCGTCAGCGACGCCTGTTTGCTTGCCAAAAGGCAAACTGACGCCTGTTTCTGCAATGGCGGCGTCCTGACACGCATCACGGCACGTCTCCTTGGCAGTCTCCCATGTCGATTCGGTGAATCGCGTCTTATCGCCCGGACCGAAAAATCTGTCGTCGTAAAACTTGTCCAACGACTCGTGATTAATATTGAGAATCCCGCCGAAATTTCTTTTTTGTTCATTGCTGTACAGCAATTTTCGCTGGTCTTCTGCGAACGGAATTGTCGATTGGAACGGGTTGGAATTTTGTGCGTACACAAAGCCATTGTCATTGGTTGCGGTACAAGTTGCGCTACATGCGGCATGGTGCAAGTGATCTTTCTTGCATTGCGCCATTTTGTGCGCCATACACGCACGGTAGTAGAACAGACCGAGGTGGCTCTCTGGATACCCGTCCACGGACCCAACGAGCTTCTTGTTTACGCACGTTTTCCTGTTTCTCCTTCTATTTTTGGTCTTGTCTTCCATGTAGCCACTCCTGCATTCCTCGGTTGCGCTAGCTTCGTACTCTGCGGGCGAGACAATGTGGTCGACTAGCAATTGCAACGAGTCTATTGCCTTGCGTGCCTTCCTTGTTGCCTCTTCGGGCTTATTTGTGGCACTGAAGGTCTTTTCCCACCAGGCATCCCAGTTTTTTTGAGCTCGGTTTGCCTCGAACGAGAGGTAACCGACCTGCATGAGCTTGTCAAGATCGCGCTCCTTGTAACGGTCTGCATTCCAGTCCGGGGTAGATGTGGGGGTGCACCCCACAGTTGACGTCTTACAATTTCGATAGAGCGGGTTCGGTTGGGTCTCGGTACTCGGGGTGCGGCACAATTGCAGGCACTCGTTCATCGCAACCCGTGGCTCGAACTTATATCTTGACCCTGTGTTGAGCGTACCTGTGCATGCCTGTCGGCAGTCTTGGTGTACCTTTTCGATGTCTTTAAGATCCTGCTTGCGATTCATGATGATGTCGCTGTGTTCTTTGATAAACTTGGTGTACCCACGATCAGGGGCATCGTCGTCCGTCTGGTAACGGAGAAAGCCATTAAGCTTACTGTACCCGCGTAGCGTATATGAATATATCAAGTTTGCGTTGGGAGACCGCTGCGGCTTGGTGACGTGCTTCGCAAAATTGTCGGCGATTTTCCATATGTTAGTCTCAGTTAAGCTCCTGAATGAGAACGTATCGTTCGGGTTGTCACGTTTTAGGTAATGCAGGTGTTGCTGCACCATACGAAGAAAGAAATCTAGCGTTTTGTTCAGTACCGCTTTTGCATTATGACGCTCGTCCGGAAGCCACAGACCGTTTCGTGAGTGTTCCTTTTGCTGGCCTTGTCGCAGGATCGCTGACATCACCACCGCAATCTTCCATGCGTTTCGACCACCCGCCTCGAAGCTCGTTATCATCCAATAACTGAGTAGCTTGACGTCTTCCTTGTCGCTCCCGCCCGAAATCCCTCGCATGTGCTTTGGCGTGCCCATTATTTAAAGACTGGACATTTTAAAAAAAATAGAAAAGCTATGACGACACGACAGACCGACATAGCCAAAGATCATATACCTTTAATCGGCAACTAAGCGGCTTTCACTCCAAACCTTAAGCCCGGTACAAGTAAAGGGACAACTCACGATACCTATGGAATTTCTCTGTCCCTCATCGGCTGGTTAATTTCGACTGCCGTGGCCCTACTGAGGACGAAAAAGTCGATTCGTGAAAAACAAAAACCGTATTACGGTGGCCTGTATTACGGTGGCCTGTATTACGGTGGCCTGTATTACGGTGGCCTGTCAATGCATAGATATGAAAACATTGAAACCAATCCGTTAATACATTGCCCCGTCCCGTGCTTGCATATTGGTCATATGCGCCGGCTGGACATTGTTGGCTGGCTAGTTTCGCAATCAGGCGTCAAGAAACACAGGAATGGCCCTGTCCGCGGCGTTGTTTTGTTTCGTAACTGGAGCGACCTTGAACCATGCGTCGCAAATTCATTGGTTGCGACGCCAAACGGGACCGTTACGCTCAAAAACGCATTGACAAATGCGATATGGACAGACAATTGGTCCTTTCGGTTGCCCGATCGGATTGAAGTTACTGCTCCACCGACCAGCTGGGAAACCGTGCCACACCTGCGAGATTTTATCTGGCTGGCGGGCTTCTGGCGCACATCAAGCGCTCCGTTGCGCTGCAAAGCGCTCCGCTGCACTAAAGGTTCCGATCGAGAAGAAGCTGTCTGTGTCATTTGCTGCGAAACATATACTGAAGGCTTCCGCTCGTTTGCCTGCCATCACGCCATGCATCTACCCTGCTTGCGGGCATGGATTGCAAGCTGTTGCGAGCACAGAAGACCGCCTAGCTGCCCTTTTTGTCGCAGCCCGCTCAATCAGGTCCTCGTTCGTCTGGCGAGGCGGGCAGAGTGCCATGAAGTTGATCTTACAGACGAGTTCGACGGGTAGTCTGTGAAGGAGAGGCGAAGTCTTGGCGGCGGTCGACGCCTTGACTATTGTGCACAAATCCATAAGCAGCTCAGCCCGGACGTGTGAATGGCGGAGCTTGGCTTTGCCGCATGAGATCGGACCTGGCCCGAGTTCGATTTCAAGACGGTAATCTCGCTCAATGAGCTCGTTTTTTCGCTTCTGAAACATTTTATTGTATATTGTATAAAACTACTTTTACGCAGTTGAGATGCGCTTCATTTGCATGCGGTGTCAGACTCTAGTGCAGAACCTGCGATGCCCGCTTAAGGTTGTCCCGCCAGAGTGCCCGCTAAAAGGAGAGCCGGCGATGCTACCGGCGATTCTTCCGGTGTCCATCACCCGTGTCGAACCACCGATTCGTATAAAAATGATCCAATATACTATAACATGTCACAGTTCCAAAGACAGTTCCAAAACCGTGAGCTACTGAGAAAAATAGACAAACTTCCGCGCCCACGGGCATTGGATCTGTACAGCGGCGTAGGAGGCGCAGGATTCGGCCTCTTACAATCCGGCTTCAAAACGGTTTTCGGCATCGACATAAAACTGCAGCCCAGATACACACACGCAAAAGGCATGCACTTCTTGCAGGGTGACGCCACTAAAATCCCCGCATCGTTCATAAAGAAATTTGATTTCGTTTGGGCATCACCTCCGTGTCAATTTGCTAGCGGTATTGTCACGAAAGCGCAACGCGAGCGGTTCCAGAAGAAGTGGCAAAAAGAGGGCCGTCACATTAACCTCATTCCGGTAACTCGTAAGGTTCTACAGGCGGGGTTACGACCTTATATTATTGAAAATGTCGTTGGCGCCAAGGCGCACATGCGTAATCCCATCCGACTGTGCGGGACCATGTTTCCAGAGAAAGACCTGCGTGTCTTTCGGATGCGGCTATTCGAGACGGGCCATTTGCCCTTTAGACTTGAACAGCCAATGAAAACGTGCTCCAAGAGAGGCTACTCGCTTGGCGATCGATCACCAAAAGACGTCATTATCCGCCCGCGAACCGAAAAGATGCGAAAAGACTCGAGCCCTAGCATGCCACACGGATTCGAAGCGAAACCAGTTGAGTTTCCATCGCGGAACGGCGATCGTATTGACCACATATATGTCCCGCTAACCGATCAGAGAATGAAGCAGGTACGCGCCATGTTCAATCGCAATTATTGCCGGTCCGTCAGGGAGGCCCTGCGGGCGAGCGGCGATTTGATACCTATGAATGAGAAAGAAAAGGAAGCGGATATGATGCGCTACAACGAAGAGGTTAGCGGCTTGCGAAAACGAGAAAAGCGTTCGAACCCGACCGACGGCCCTACAAAGCAAATGTATCCGGTGTACGGCGACGGCAAGCGACGTGGCACGACCGCAGAGTGGCAGACGGCGCTCGGAATCCCTTGGACGGAAAACCGTGCCGAGCTCCGAGAGAGCATCCCGCCGGCATATTCGGAATACCTAGGACGGCAGGTGCTCAAAGGATTGAACATATGATCGTTTTTTTTCTTTAGATATAGCAGACAAAATGGCACTAATGTTTGAAGGACCCGACAAAAAGCTAATCATATCTGGTGTGGTTATCTTTATATTACTTACCGTTATCATGATCCTACTTGTGACGAGGCCAACGAAAGATGACAAGGAGGCATTGGACTGTTCGGAGCCGATGTGGAACGTCATGGTATCGACCCAGAACATTACACGGAGCGGAATAGTCGGGAATTTGTATCCAGACGGGGCGGTTCGGATAGTTCAGGCCGATAAAACAACGCTCAACATCCAATCACGTTTGCTTCCAGTGAGCGGTTCGTTTGCACTATATCTACAGACGAACGGATCGTATCCGAACCCTGATGAAGACTACAAATCGATGTTGGCAAGTATGACGGAAGGCATACACGATGTTATAGAACTTTCAAGCGAACGCACTGTTTCATGCGGTGCCTACTTGCACATAGACCGCACCAGTGCTGGCGAAACGTCGACGGTGCCAATCGGGTTCGACATATCCAAGGGCAACGTGCATATGAGCGTTCTTAAATTGGAAGAGTTTGACAAATTATCCCACGACCCTCAAAATATTTATACCACATTGTCAACATCGCAGATTCAAAATGATATCAAACACATCAAAGAGCAACTTGGTACAACAGAAGCTTATGATCTCATAAAGAAGGACTTCTTTCTGCGCTTTACTATCATCGGTTCAACTAAATCGTACATAGTCACCAACACGGATGAGATCGACAGCCCGATTGACGCGGTAGGAGATGTCTCGGTCCACATGGATGGAGGCCACCTGATTCCGCACGACTCTAACTGGAAAAATTTAGATTCGCGTCATCGGATTGCTGGCTCAGCCGACGTTACCATTTGGTTTGACGGGTTTTTTAAGAGCCTAAAGAAAGTCGCAAAGAATACGGCGAATTTAGCTACAGATGCGGTGAATGAAATCGCTCATACGTCGGAGACAATTTATAGCGGTGTTTCGGACGTTGCAAACGCCGTGGCAAACGCCGCCGCATCGCAAGCATGTGGATCTTGTAAAACGATTAACGGCGTGGCTTTATCGATCCTCCAAAATAATAAATATCAAGGAGCTGCCGCAGCGGCTTTTTGCTTAGCTTATGCGGGTGCCATACAAGCTGCGGTCCTGCCTTACTTGCCCGAGTGCCCTATGTGCGAAGGCATTCCGATTAGCGTCGAAGCTATTTGCACAGCTGCAATTTCTAAGGTTGCTGATAAAGGCATAAGTTTGCTAACAAAAGATGGCAGAGCAGAGGCTTCAAAGATCATGTGTGAGTATGAGGGAATGTGCATAGATGAATGATCCCCTATCGTGTAGTGTCCATTTCATAATTGCAAATCGCAGATTTTTTGGTCGCACTATGGAAATGCCTCTGAGTGTCCCTCTCCACCCATGCATCTTTACGGTTCTTGTTGTTATTTTATAGCACGCATGCAACGTTCCTGTGCTAGTCGAGCAGCCGCTGTTGGTCGCGAACAAGCGGACGTATTTGCGACGGGTTGTCGTTCGTGCGTTTGAGCTGCTTCAAAATTCCGTCTGTGCGCGTATAGGACCGATTGGGAAGGTCTTCCGCCATACGGGCGCAACTGATTTCATTGTGGCGACACGCATCTCTGGCAAGATCGGCCGCTGATCTTTCAATAGCACCACATTCGGCCGAAATTTCCCACAGGCGCGAGGCAGCGCTTGGTCTGAGGGCATATGCGTGCAAGGCCGGCGTCAGGTCGTTGGAACCGCCTAACTGCACAAAGTCGTTCCCGGAGGCGGTGGCAGCATTAATCGCGTTGGTGATCTTATTCTGGACGTCGCGTGTATTCCAATCTGGCAAAGAGACGTCATCTTCAAGAACGACGTGCCAGCCGTCTTCGTTTTGGCTTGCGGCAACAGCGTGCCACGCTTTCTGATGAGCCATATACGAGCCGATTGTCCCCTTGGTAAAGCTTTGTCGCTCGTGTGCAAGGACACGAGACGTGCATTTTTGTGCGGCCTTCTCGCTCAATAAGACGGCGCCCGAGTGCTGGCAGTGTATGTCGAGTTCATCGCAAACATCCATTGCCTGCCGCCAACGGCGGCCTTTATCGCTTATCACTCTGGCACTCTCAAATTCAAAAGGCATCTAACCCTTACTAAAGGGACGAGAAATTTCGGACAAGCTTGGCAATTTGTCGTGCGTGAGACACATGCACGTGTCGAAGATTAGCAATTTTCGCCATTTTCTCAATAATCGTTGTACGAGCACCTACCTCGATGACTTGTGCGCTTTTGGATCGGTCAGGCGAAGATTTCAAGAAGAGCGCAAAGACACATCCGGCGCCCCGTGTCATGACCACAGCCTTAGCGTTTATGTACAACCGTAGCTGCGTAACAATATTGATTGACCGGTGCACCGGGCTATCTAAGCGAATGTTGAGCTCTGGGTACTCTTGGATAGTGCGCTGCCCGAATTCCTTTAAAATGTCGTTCGGCTTTCCGGATTCCGCGGTCAATTGGAAGATGATGTCAGACTGCGCTTCGAGCGTCAAGACGGTGTGCTTGATAAACCGAATGGTTCTACGAATGCCTTCTAAGTGACGATCGTTTGCGAAGTCAACCAGTGTTTCGTTGTCATTTGGGGCGCAGTCGCCAAGACAGTACATGTCAATTTTTGCGGACGGCGTCAATACTAGCGTGTCAATTTCTGCGATTGGCAACAATATAACGTCCATTTGATACTCGTTCGCAATCTGATCGAAGTATGTATCAACCGCCGATCGGTTCCACTGTACTCGACCGTGTAACAAAATGCTCTTTGTGTGCCGGTGCTTCGCTAGGATGCTGACAAAAGGTAACCACTCTAAAAGCATGAAGTCGTATAGATTTTCAGGGCAGGCACGGCTGACACGTATGTGCACCGTGCGTTTGAAACTGTCACGCGGGCCAACGTTGCTTTTGTTGACCGTCAGTTTGGCGTCCGTAGGCATAACGTAGTCTTCGATTGCACGTAAATGGAACCAGTAACATGTGAAGACTATAATCACTACAACGGCGATCATGATCACAAGGACGGAATTGAACAGTTTTCTTTGTAAAAAAGTAAATGACATAATGTCGTGCTATCTACAGAAAGCAAAAAACTTCTCTCCATATCGCTCAAATGGCAACGTCTTTACAGACATTCAACCGGATACAAACAGACATTGACGACGGAGTTGCACTCATCGACACAGGCGTCGGTGACCAACCAATGAGCACCCTAATTGTTCTGCTACTTAGATGCGAGAATTACCAAGGCGTTGCGCGATCAATGCGCAAGTACCACGTTCGTGTGCTCGACGAGGTCGAGCTGAGCGAATCATGCATGCGTCTCGACGTTTCGTCGCAAGACTACAACGGATTTTCGATCGGAGGCAACGTCCCGTATTTCACCAGCGGCGAGAAAGCTATGTTGAAAGAGTTGATATGAACTGCTGACACGACATGAGTTCTCTGACAGGACACCCGAGTCAGCTATAGGGCACTTTTTTGATCTTGAGTGAAACTGACCCCGGTGAAGCCAAACACGGCTTGCAGGAGACAACCCACCATGCGTGCATGGCGCCACACACAATGCACGTGGTCCAAGGACGGCGTCGCCAAGGCGGTGGTAACAGACAAGCAAGCCGGACAAGGCGCGCGCCAAGAGGCCATGGTGTGGTGCATGCCCGGATTCGACCCCGGCTCGCAGTCTAACAAGCGCCGCCGCATCGTGCAAATTACGCCTCGTCACCCGGCGTACGCTAGCTGCCCGATCGAATACTCCAAAAACGTGGGCATCGTTCTGTACAAGATCGCACAGCGCTCATCAATCCTCGAGGGCCCGCCGCGCGTTGTGACCGACCAGTGGGGTGAGCAGCACATCGAGATGAAGTTGACAAAGCCCAATAGCGGCTCCTTGGATGTTAACCTGCTCCAAAGCCAAATCGAGAGCATTGAAATCGGCAAGGGCGTCGGGTATCAAGAAATTACTTTCGAGACATCCAGCGTTTCCTGCGCAAAGTCTAGGTAGAAGACCGTTATTGACCTCGTTCGGGATACATCTTGTGGCGTTTTTTTGTTTTTGTTAGATAATCTAAAGAAAGACATGGTAAATTTGACGAGGCAGTCATTTCAAACTATGGAAAATTTCAAAAAACGTACGTCCAACGCCAACGTAGGTCGAAAATTATCTCAAGAAAAGGTACAATTCATCCGTGTGAACGGCGATCAAAGTAGTAGTCAACCAATTTGGGCGGTGCATCCGGCTAGAGCCGCCGCAAAGGCGTGCCAGAGCCCAGATGATAAAGAAGAATTCTTACTTGTAGAAATAGACAACAAGTCTCGCATGCGCGGCCCTGGTGTGCACAAATACTCGGTTACATTTAAGATGCTGAGCGAAGACGACGACAATTTCCGAAAGAGCACGTCTATTAAACATCGCAAAATACCTAAGCGTCACGACCTCAATGTTGATGAGCTCCAACTGGCGCTTGAGACACGGGATCGCATCACCTTATCAAACCCAGCGCCAATAGCGCGACCAGCGCGAAGATCAGCGCGAATTTCAGCGCGAATTTCAACTAACCCAGCGCCAATTCCAGCGCAAATTTCAACTAACCCAGCGCCAATTCCAGCGCCAATTCCAGCGCCAATTCCAGCGCCAATTCCAGCGCCAATTCCAACCCGCTCTAACCCAGTGCAAACCCGCTCGCTAAGAGGCAACGGTAGCAACCCGTTCCCAAGTGTCGGATAGTAGGTACCCCTGCACGATCAAGAGGGCGCACGAGCTTGTCATATTTTTTTGTATTGTGTGAAACAAACGTATTCATTCAATGAACGACCTCGACATTCAGAAAAGCGTTCGTGAAGGCACGTTAGCCGTCGACCTCCAATCAGTGGCTCCGAAGAAGCGAGAAAAATGCGCAAAGGCCGTGATTCGCTACTACGTGCACAACGAAAAGACGATAGACCTTCCAGAGTCGTTGGCAATGCTCTCGTACGATACGCCGAGCCAACTCAGTAAATTACTGTCCGCGGCATTCAGAACGCAAGAAGCGCAACCAGATTTGAGCGCCGGGGCACCCTTGGTCTTCGGATGGAACTCGAGCACGGACGTCGACTCCGACAACTCCGACAACTCCGACGACTCCGAGGTGCTATCGGGGATTTCTTGGAATAGCGATGACTCGTCGGTCGTTCTCTCGAAGATTACTTGGGCGTAATCGTGCGGCCCGCTTTGATGACCTGCGTTTCCGTCGGGGACCACGACGTGGCGCGCCGGCTGGTTCTCGCATGGTTCAGCAGGCTGCTGACTTCATCGGTCCAGTAGTCAAAGTCGAGCGCTTTGTAATAACTCTTTCGTTTCGTTGCGAGCCGTGTGTACTCGCGGTTCAGAAAATCTTCGGAGAGGGATTGTAAATCCGCTGTTTTGACAAAAAGGATTGGAACCTCGTCGAAAACGTGGTGGTACGCCTCGTGTGCTACTATCGGGATGGCTCCGGCGTAGATGGTGTCATAGAACCGAAAGGTGTCCAGAGCATTGCCCCGTGGGCATAGCACGAATTTGCTTTTTTTAAGGTATTCGAAGAACTCCTGGCGCTGTACTTTTCTCCATGTCACCCACGATTTATTCTTAAAAGCCACCTCATACTTCTTGCGCGTGCACTCTTTGTCACCATAGCACTTAACTGTTAATGCCCCAAAACACAAAATTGTGCGCGTATTGTCTAGGACAGTTTGCTGCGAATGCGGTACCATGTTTGACTTCCATGCTCGCCAGTCACGACCCATGGGGAAGAAGTGCAACTTGCCCTGCGGTGCAACGTTATTTGCATACACTCGTACGACGTTTTGCGGGATTAAAAGCGAGCCCCGTGGGACATTGTCGCTCTTCCCGCAAACAATTATGTACGTTCGGTGAGCAAGCGTCGCACACTTGTTCAGTATCCGTTGCAACAAATTTGAACTTATCGCGTGCTCGGCAAACAAACTACCGCCGTGGCGGTGCTCGTCATGGCGTGACACAAAAAGCACGGCGTCTTCATTGGGGACGTCTTCCGGGGCTAGCACGGTTTTCCAGCCTTTCGAATTGATGTATTTATCGTTGTAAAGCAAGATGATTGACGACATGTGCCCTTGCGGCGTCATGACAAGCGACAGGGGCTGGCGCTTTTTACGCACTTGTACATATACTAGAAGCGCAAGTAGTATTACGGCAAGCATGCATAACACTATGAGTATTACATTGAGTCGCATTGTCAATTATCTTTTAATACTCAAAATTTTTCGTGGCTTAGAACAAACAATATATGAGCCTTTCGTCATTACCGCGAACTCTTTGTCTGTTGGTTATTCTGGTGTCGTTCATCGGTGGGAGCTGGCGGGTGGCGACTGCGCTACCGACATCGTCAAGCAATCCGAATGCGGCTATAAAGGCATATCAAGTGCTAGTGTATGCGATTGCGGCGTTCGCATGGCCATTGGTCCTGTCGAGTTTCGCACGGACTGAGTGGAACTCGGGCGCTTTAATTGAGCGACCAGTTATGTGGATTTGCACTTTATGGGTCATGTTTGTCTTTGCTTTAGACATATATCTGCTCAATCGCACTCCGAACCAGGAGATCGAATCGATCGATAAGAAAAGGTCTGAGTACCTCACTACGAGCAACGTGCTCATCGGTGCTGTCTTTACGTTCGGCGTCCTCTTGTCGCATGTCCACAACCGGCGATCAAGTCGTGCGGCAATGATCACGCTAACGTCGCTACTTCTTTCCATCCTATTCGTCCTTCCGGTGTTTGATATCGACAACGTTGACCCAATCTCGTTCGTCTTCATGGCTTGCGTCAAGGTTGCGTGTATCTACAGCGTTGGGCTCTTCGTTGTCGCTGTCGCTCTTGAGATCACAGGCAGCGCGGCACGAGAAAATGGGACTCACTCGTCTGTGCATTTTATGGATGCCAAGGGCAAGTAAGACGAACATCAAGCTGCCGGATATAAAGCTCATATCTGTAAGTCATATCTGTAAGCATGTAATAAAAAGTATATTATATCTGTAAGCAAGTTAACTTTATTACAATGAGCAAAGGCAGGAAAGGCAGCATTGCGCCGGGCGAAAGCGCGGGCGGATTGTTTGTGCTAATTCTCATTTTGTGTGTCCTTGCAGTAGGAGCCGTTGCAGTGCCGATGGTCATTCTATACAAGAAGCACAATACTTGAGTTGCGTCACGTACCGTCACACACATCACAGCATATTGATACTTTCTCATCCTCCACCTCCAGGTTGCGGTTGTCAAGGCTGGCAAGGATGGCCATTTCGGTCGATTGGTTGATCCCCTTGAGCGATTTCAGCCGACAAAGCGAATTCCGTACGCTGGTCATCGCATCTTCGACGGTTGTATCGTTGTCATTTGGCTGGTAGATTGACACGGGCACTAGCCCAAAGACGGGTACTTCCCAACCCGCGGTCTTCATTTCTTTCTTGTACTTATCCACAATGTTAATCGGAACAACCGGCGACTGCTCGAGTAACCGGTCGTACTCTTGGCGGCATCCTTCAAGAAACACGGTACCGTTGTTTGGTCTGTCGTACAGAGGTAGGCTAAGCGTTATGCTCACCGTTCGATAGAATTTTGAAAAGGCAACGTTTGCGGCACGGTGTGATTCTACAAGTTCGTTTACACGCAGGAACTGAGCAATGGTTGTGATAAGACCCGCAAGGAGATTAAACATGCCGATAATCATGCTTAGCTTATAATGGTGGTCAGGGTCGACACTGCTTGACGCAAAATTAGCAGTTCCTGTGATCGAGCTTATGACAATGACGGGCAGCGTGAAGGCTAAGCTCTTTTTGCGATTCACACGGTGCGCATGGTCGTGCATGAGCGAAAAGATCAATGCGGTTTCTGCCCAACGCTTCAAAATCTTTTCTTGCTGGGGGTGCCATTCGAACACGGTATTTTCTTGCTCAGACTTGGCGGGAATTTCCATTTGGCTGGGTTGCTTCCTATTCTGTCAAAATAATTGTCCGAAAGTGATTTAAGGAATTGGTCTACGCTGCTCGCGAACTTCAGTGACTACTATGTGTGCAATCACAGGCGCCACCCACATGGCGTGAAAAGTGGAGACCTCGTAAACCTCAGGAAGCGAGGCGCAGAGCACCGACGCAGCAACACAAAGTGCTACCGCAACCGGTTTATGGGCGGGCTTCATCTTCGAAAATGTCCTTAAGTAGTGGAGCGGAGTGTGGTAGCACGCCAAGGTGGTCATGGCGAGCGGAGGGCATGCAAACCACGCTGCGTGCACCAGCGCCGAATTCCACAACCCACCATAGTCGGTGCGCATATGAATAATTGAAAACGGAATTAACAATCCGATCCGAAGGCGCTCGTCTGGTATCCCGGCAACGAGTAAAGCACTAGCGGCGTGTGTCTGCAGCGCCAGTCTTGGGGCCGAAAACATATCTGTTAAACCGTGCGGCGCAGTTGCCGCCAACCACAGTTGCATCGTCTTTAAACCCACCACAAAAATAAACCTATATACATAAACGAAACCGGGATTCGGCTCGGTTTGCCTCGCTTGTGTAGCTCAGTCTGGTAAGAGCGATGGTCTTATGAGCCATCGGTCGGGGGTTCAAATCCCTTCACAAGCACACAGTTTTGTTACGTCTACTTTGACACACTACGTCGCATATGTTGCTCTGTCTACCGGCACTTCATTTTTCCTCTTCCGCAATGACCATTAATGTAACGCAACTGGGCTACTTTGATTGATCAGGACCATTAGCTCAATAGAGGAATGCGCGAAGCTATTCGGGCGGGCTCGCAGCGCACAACAATCGTGATTAGGTGATCCGTATCGCTCCAATCACACGCAGACCCGTCAATGTTTCGAAAAGTGACACGAACTCGGTTCAATCGCGCTATACTGGCTTGCGCCTCGGATATCGCCGAAGAGGTGATCGCAAGCATCTCTTCGGAGCGCCGGACGGTGATACGTGTCAAACACTTGTGGAGACTCATTGGACCTGTCAGTATGTGATTGGCGTTTTCTACCGAACCCTCGGCGGACCCGTCCGGCACTATACTTAGCAGGATTGAACTCGAAGATGGATCTTCCAACGTCCACGCGGTATCGGCGTTGCTGAAGCTTGCAGGTCGCTGTATTGTGGTGTACCCGAGCGCACGACCGATCCCGGTCGGTACAATCGTCATTTTAGGAGTGTCAAGTACAGACGCAAGCAACGTGACTGGTGCGCTCGTGATTGGCGATCCATTTAGCGTGCTCAAGTTGTCCGTCGAAGTCACGAGCGTCAGCGACGTTGCCGACATGGCGACCACCTCTGCTGATGCGGTTGCAGTGGTGATAGAATCGGACGAGATGCCCGTGCCACCGTTCTTGCTCAGCAACAGCACGTCGCCAACGTGAGCGGCCAACGGCGTCGACGTAGGCGTCGCCGTTAGCACCGTCTGATCAACGCCCACACTTAAGGATGTAGAAGCAGGCACGCAGGAAATTTCGGTGGTCGGTATGCTCCTCGCTGATACGACAACGCGACGATCCACAATGTCGCCCGTCACGTTATACTGCCACTTAAAGCGCCTCTCGCCGGTTGCGGTAGTCGACCCATACGCCGAAGGCTCGGTTGATCTGATCACGCCGCCGGTTGAAACCACGCTGGATCCTGTAGCAAAACCAAGAAGTCGTGCAGCAGAGTTAATCTGGCTGCTAGCATTGGATGTCGTCGGCGCCCACCCGTATTGGGCAAATGGCGAGAAATGCAACGAGAACGTTGGACGCGGGTCAGTTGCACGAGTTGTGTTGTTGTGCGTCGTCGTAATTGTGAAACCGCTGCCCAGCAGGTCGTCGTACCGGCCGCTGATCTCGGCGACGGACACTGCCACCGTCACGGTCGTCGTTTCTGCCGCTGAGAGCAATTGCTTAAGTACCGAGGCGATCTGTGCTGGCGCATACGTGCCGCCGGGCACTGCGACGGCCGAGGTAACGCCGGACGAGTTCGTGTATCCGAACACTGCAGCAGCCGTTAACACAACACCGTTTGTGCGCTGAACGGTTTCGCGTAGCATGGATTCCATCCCCGAGATGAACGGCACTTTTGCGGTAGAGACCGGCACCACGCCTCCCATCCCAATTGCTGACCCTATCGAATTCGCAGAAGATGGCAGTCGCAGGTTCGCAGAGACCACGAATCGCAATGCGTTTATTGAAATCTCTGTTGATACAAGCCCCGATTGAACCTTGTTAAACATTGTCTTCATATCATCGGAGGTTAACAGTTCACAATGGAGCGTTCCGTTGTGTGAGGAATAGCCTACGACATCGAGCAAAACTGGAACATATGATATAGTGAAGCTGTTCGCACTTACAATGGCCACATTGGAAACTAAGCCGTTGGCATCGACAATTGGTTGTGCGGCACCAAGGAGCCGAGTGCAGCACAAAGTGACACATACCTTGGCGGCAGACGCCAACGTCAAGCCGTGACCGTACTTCGTGGTCACCGTGACCGTCGTTGGGCGCTCGCTGCTTGTGCTACTGAACGCCAGCGAGCACGAGTTGTTTCTACACGGCATCTCGTAAATCGTTTCAATCGAAGTTGCGGCGTTGGTTGTGCCGAACTGGTTCAGGTCGAGGTTTGTCACGGCACAGACCCCCGCGCCAATGAGCTGACCCTCGTCAATTTCGAATTTCCGAGTGAGGGCCTCGCGCCTCAGCGGGATCGATGTTGCCTCTAGTGACCCAAATTTCAATTCGCGTACATTATACAACTCGACGGGAAGCTGTATCGTGTAATCCGCTGAATTTGGATAGCGGGTTTTGTCCCTCGATGAACTCGACCAAGTGAGCGCCAGGGGATAGCTCGAAACCTCTGGAGCCGGCATTCCTTAACAGTGTTATATTTGTAGATATTAACCGAAATGTTTCATGAACGACAATTAAAAAAATGTTGGATTTTTGTGTTTATGTGTCGTCGATTTTTTTGCGTCGCAAGAGTCAAAATGGAGCAAAGTAATTTATGCAGCGAAGACAGTGAAGATTCGGGTGCCGATTTGGGGCATGCCGAGGAGGAGGAGGATGACGAGAAACGCTGGCTGGTCCCCCCACGCACTCGCGTTAGTGTGCGCGGAGATGGCTGGCGCTCGTGCCAAATGCCCAGCCCGCCCGTGGTACTGCTACCTGCTCGTCAACCAGAATAACAACAACACGTACGTAGGCGCTACCGTCGACGTTCCGCGGCGATATCGGCAACACATGGGCTGGCTTTCTGGTGGCGCAAGGGCAACGTCTCGCTTCAAAACGTGGAGGATATCGATGTACGTGCCACTGTACAGCAAAACCACGGCCCTGCAGTTCGAGTGGCGTGCGAAACGCGCCCGCGGGAGTACGAGCCGGCGCCTGCTCTTCAAGAACTTGTGCGCCCAGGTGCAGGCCGTGCCCATCGACTGCGACGAGTTGCGCAGCGCAATCCTTACGAGCTGCGCAAGACCAGTTATGCGAGATTACGAATGACGCTCTGGATCGGAACCGGGCATTTTTTGGTCGTGGTCTTAATGTACTCGTGCTCCCAGATATAGTTGACCGTGTAGCCGTGCTCCTTGTACATCTGCATCTGGAGCACGGTAGCCTCGTACAGCTCTGGCGATGTCTTGCAGTTGTTGCATATAGACTCGTGCTTCTCGTGCCCTGGCGGGTAGCCGTGGTAGTAGTTGCCGTGAAAGAGCCAGACCTCGTTCCTCTCGGGGACGTAGCTGTCTGGGCGCGCTTTGCTGCCTGGGATGAGCCCCGTTGCCTCCTTCCCCACCGTGCCGTTGGATGTGTAATGGACGTGCGGCAGCTTGTATCCGATCTGCCTCTCGAGTCGGTCAAAGCACTCGCACGCCACTTTGGACGCCCCGGAAACCGACGCAAAGAGCGTCCCGGCCTTGATCGCGCACCCGGCGCAGGCCGGCTTGCCGTCGGCGTCCTTGTAGCTCCCCTGGGTCGTCGGGTGGTTCACGCACGGGGTTTGCGGCGTCCACGTCCCAGCCGCATGTGCGCACTCGGCGCAGGCCAGCTTGCCATCGGCGTCCTTGTAGTGCCCCTGGGTCGTCGGGTGGTTCACGCACGGTTTGCACGGCGTCCACGTCCCAGCCGCATGTGCGCACTCGGCGCAGGCCGGCTTGCCGTCGGCGTCCTTGTAGTTCCCCTGGGTCGTCGGGTGGTTCACGCACTGGCTTTGCTTTTGCGGCGTCCACGTCCCAGCCGCATGTGCGCACTCGGCGCAGGCCGGCTTGCCGTCGGCGTCCTTGTAGTTCCCCTCGGTCGTCGGGTGGTTCACGCACGGTCTGGACGGCGTCCACGTCCCAGCCGCATGTGCGCACTCGGCGCAGGCCGGCTTGCCGTCGGCGTCCTTGTAGTTCCCCTGGATCGTCGGGTGGTTCACGCACTGGCTTTGCTTTTGCGGCGTCCACGTCCCAGCCGATTTTGAGTGCTCACCACATAGCTGGTTCGTTGCGCCGCTCTTGTCCTTATAATTTGCGTGCTTTTCACACGTGTAGTGCTGGCAGCATGCTCCCCATGCTCTGGCATTCCACTTGCGTTTGCGATTTTTCAAGATATAGACACCTGGATGCAACGGCTTGCCTTTGGCAGGTGCCTTCGGGAATCGGCGCGGCACAAGCACCCCATCCTGCTTCAGCGAGAACTGTTCGGCCGTGACGAGGTCCTGGTACGCCCCCGGCGCAATGTTCTCCTTGTTATGCACCGCAATCGAAAGGTTACTAGCGAAGCGGGCGCATCCGTCGCAATCGCTCCCACGTCCATGCACGCAACTCATTGTCAACTCATGGACTAATGTTGGCAAGTGCCCTGACAGGTCAATTACTTCCGCAAGTCGAAAAAAATCAGTTTTCAGGTTTGAGACCGGCCTTGCTGTTCGATTAGAGGGCTCGAGTGGTGTGTGGAATAGTTTGAAACGGTTAAGGAAGACGTTCAGACCAGTGGTCCAGTTTACCAAGGTGTCCACCAACGCTTGTCACGTGCCCTTCACTCAACACCCCCGCAATCCACGACAGCGAACTTTTTGCAACCACAAGATTGGGGGTGTGCACCATGGAATGGAAAGTAGTTTTGAGGTCATCGTTAAGATGCATCTCGGCGCCGGCAGCTTCAAAAGCTGCAAAGTCTTTGACATCACCCTCAGAGAAGACGCACACAGTTGAGCTTGGATCTTCTCGCTTGATATCCGAAATCAGACTGGTGTAAAATTCGTCGTCTACCCAGCGTCCGGGCCAACCTGCTTTTGTGACGTCGCCTCTACGTACGTGAACAGCGTGACTGCATGCAATCGGTTCAGGTTTGGGTGTCGAATGGTACATTTCACGAAGTTTTGTGATTGCTTCGTCGGTGTAATGACGCGTCGGGTTTTCGTGTGCCTCCCAATTCCCGCCCATGCCGCCTCTTTCGACATTCTCAGGCCTGTCACATGTGGAACTCATTCCAGTGAAATTTTGCAGGTCTTTGCCATCTTCTCCGTGGGCAACATAAGTAAACGGAGTATGCTGGTAGCAGCACTTTTCAGTCGATGTACAGTAAGCAAGAGCGTTTGCGCGATGGTGATACTGTGCACCAAACCCGTCTCTTTCGTTAACGACTGTGACGCCTTTCATTTGGTCATGCGTAAGATTTTTTTGTACACAACTGAGTTCTCTTCAAAAACACGAGCAATTAGTACAATCGCAACTCATTGTCAATGTTTGCAAGTGCCCTGATAGGTCAATTACTGCAAGAAATATGAGTGGACACAGCACAGGAATCTCCTTCTCCGCTTAAAACGTTTGCGACGGCCACAGACACGGACGAGATCGTTGTCCCGACAGGTCAATTTTCCTCCGCATTCGAAAAGAAATCAGTTTTCAGGTTCGAAGTCGGCGCAGACCAGCCGTTTTTTTGCACGCATAGAACCGGACGATCTGCCGTAGGCTCAAGGTACGATGCCTTGAGACCGGCATCAGAAGCAAGAGCGCAATGACGTAGAACGAATCCGCCATTGCCTTCAACAAAAAGACACGCGGCGATCTCTTTCGAAGTAGACACACGGACCTTCGCGCAACGGTTATCTCAGGATGCCACACGACGTGCGCCCGGCCGAGCACGTCGATGATCACTGGTAGAGTGCCTAGGCGTCGCCAGGTGCGATCGTGGAGCGAGGCTCGCCAGCAAGGTAGCTCGTGGACCAGTTCGCCCGTGCACTTCTTATACACCGACATGCCGCACCTCATGCAGGTGTTTGGCTTGACGTTGACTTGCGCCTCGACGAACAAGGTGTGCGAAAGTGGTTGCAGCAGCCGCGCAATCTCAACACTGTGGTTCATTGCGATGGACAACGCAAAGGGATAGTCATGAATTTCGGACATCTAATTATTTTACCAGGTTAGAACATACCAGGTTAGAACATACTTAAAAATATATTTACTTGATCAACCCGGTATAGTAACTAATGGAAATCGAGCCCATCCTTAAACCGAACCCTTTCGATAAACGGTTTTCGTTGTTTCCCATTAAACACGCGGATATGTGGAATCTTTACAAGGAAGCCTCAGGAGCATTTTGGCAGGTCGAAGAGATTGTCCTCGCAAAAGACATTGAAGACTGGCAAAATTTGCCCGCCGAGATGAGGCGGTGGCTCTCGAGGGTTCTGGCCTTCTTCCAAGTAGCCGACGGACTCGTGAATGAGAATCTGATTAACACTTTCAGTCGCGAAGTACAAATTCCCGAAGCCCGGTCGTTCTTCGGGATGCAGATTGCGGTCGAGAACATCCACCAGGAGACGTACGCGCTTCTTGTTGAGACGCTTATCCAGGACGAGGAAGAGAAAGCGCAGCTGTTTGACGCGCTAAACTCCTTTCCGAGCATTCTGGCGAAGGCGAAGTGGTGCGAGCAGTGGACCAACGATGAAAAGCCGTTTGCGGAGCGTCTGCTTGCGTGGGCGTGCACAGAGTTCATCATGTTCTCGAGCAGCTTCGCTGCGATTTTCTACGTCAAGGCGCACTTCCGGTCAATGCCCGGCCTGTGCTTCTCCAACGAGCTTATTGCGAGAGACGAAGGGCTGCACGCCCGCTTCGCCTGTCTGCTCTTCCGCAAACTTCACTACCCGCCTCCAATAGAGCGCGTTCATGAGATTGTGCGCTCGGCCGTCCAAAGCGAGCAGGCGTTTGTTCGGGACTCGATGAAGTCGGACACGTCTCTGCATGTAAAATCCACCGACATGGAGGCCTACGTCGAGTATGTTGCGGACATGCTCTGCACAATGCTTGGTATCGAAAAAATCTACCAGACGCCGCTTCCGGAATCGCTGCAATATATGCAGCTCATCGACCTGCCTGGGAAAACGAACTACTTCGAGAAGCGCAACTCGGCGTACAGCATCGCACCGCCGCGTAAAATGGAAACCTTTAGCATTGAAGAACTGTTTTAAATGCGCTCCCATTTCTGGGCCGCCTCCGATTGGATGGTCGCCCAGGTGTAGTCCAGACACGAGCCCTTCGACGTACTTTGTCGCCCCTTGATAAAATTTGACGGTGTGTCTACGCCCGTAAACTTCGAGATCTGGTCGATCTTCTCCTTGTCATGAAAGTCCTCGATTGTAACTGGTAGCACAGTTTCACAGGCATTCCAGCTGCGAAAATTGTCTAGGAATCCGAATCCTTCTTGGTTATCGCACGTGCGTTTTAAGTAATCGCTAAACTTGTGCGGTACCCCGTTGCCATTTGGGTTAAGTTTAGCGCTTTGTAAATGACCCCATCCTCGACGATAGTGGCTTTCCGCCGAGAGCTCCGGGTGGCAGTATACGTACAGCGACGGTTGTACGGGGCATGATGTGTTAGGTGCGTGTTTGAGTTTGTCTCTGTCGGAAACGCTATTGGCGATGGCTTTTTGACCGTACGCACTCATAACGGCGGTTTGACCGCATCCGCCGAACCCGTGAATTTGCATGGGTCTTGCTTTTCTACACTATTTTAATCACGTTATTTTTATTTAAGTACCCGGCCGCAACTGAAAACTGACTGCTTCCAGAGACGTACAAGTTGCGAGCCTCGACCATCGTGTGGAAGGCGTGCTTTTCATCGGTATTGTTGTACACATCGGCATAAATCTCAAATTTTTTAAGTTCTTCGGTAGTGCCGTCCGATAAAATACACAATCGTGCTTCCGGGTTTTTCGCATGGATTTCATGAAGAACGTTCATCCACGTTTCGTCTGTTACATGCTTGCTTTTATATACTTGGTTCATATCTTTATTTCTTTGAACGTCGCCGCGCCGAATGTGCACGACGTGTTCGCAATCAAGAGCAGAGGGTTTCGGAGTACTATAATACATGCTGCGGGCGACGAGTTTGATCTCATCCTTTATCTCAGAACTCACGGAAGACTGCAAATGATGTGCAGCTGATGCTAATGTTTCCTCGGGTAGGTCTCTTTTACGTAACAGTGGCAAGTTTTTGTCCGAGTCCTCGCATGTGGATTTTAGACCGGTGTACTCGTGCCAACCCTCTGGATCTTTGAAAGATTTATGGTACAAAAACGGGCTCGAGACGTAGCAACACTCCTTCGAGGCAATGCAAGTCGCCAAAGCAGTAAGCTCTCGAGCGTACTGGGAGCCGAAGCGGTCGGGCATAGTATTCCCGCTTTTTAGTCGGTATTGCAGCGGATCCATTCGTGTCTTTTTAAATCATTTTTTTTTTAAGTTGCGTTCGTGCATGTCATTTATTTTTGGCATAATGAACAAAACGCATAGTAATATGAGCGAAATAAAAAGTCTAAAGAACACAGAGTTACATCAAATTATCGACAACCTGCGCAACACCGATCGGTGCCAGGCCCCACGCAAACCGGGCGTGCTAACAATTGTCATCGTAGTGATGATGATTTTTGCGGTCGGAGTCGGGTTTTACCTGTGGATGAAATCTAGCGGTAAGACGAACAAGTTTTTGCTACACGAGCCTGACTTCACGCCCCGAGCAAGGTGGAAGCAGCCGCTACCCACTCCGCTGCATCCGATGGACGATGACGACAATAACCTAAGACTGCCGGTACGAGGGGATTCGGAGAAGCCGGTCCTAACGGCAATTGACTCAGCTAATCACAGCTCACGGCCAACGCCGAGCGGCGGCGAGACGACCCCGCAAACCGATCCGAATATGGAGCAAAAGATGGCGATACAGATGGGGAAGGCGCTTGCGCCAACGGTGCACCAGGATGCCCTTCAATCACGACATGCGCTGCAATTGACAAGCCAAGAGCCCAGCACTGAGACTAATTCGCGCGAGGAGGCTTTGATGAGTCCCCCGCCGCTGGGTAGCCCGGCCTACGGCGACTCAGGGCAAAGTCAGCCCACTAATGTGGGCCCCACTATCATGCCTACTTCAATGGGGCTTTCGATGGGAATGAACCAGGTTTCGCCATAGTTGAACGGGGTAGCTTTTTGTACCCGACGACAATGAACGCAGCATACTGAAGCCACAAAGTAATTATGTCACGTGCTCTGAAGGCGAAGTAGACCGCATAAAATTTAAAACGCATTTTATGGTCAAACAACTTATGGTCAAACAACTTATGGTCAAAGTGATTTTTTTCCAGCGGAAAACATAAGTCTAATATGACTACATGGATGCAGACAGAGATGGAGGGGATGGACTTCAATCTTAATATCGCAAATCGCACGACGTTCAGTCAGGCGATTGAGATCGTGTCGCACACCCTGGCGACGGCCACCCTATCGATTGAGAAAGACGAGCAAGAAGACGCGGCAGTGATCATGCGAATCGACGCCATGGACAACAGTCAGTGCTGCGCCGTCAAGATGCGGTTCAAATGCATAGGCAGCGTTGCGGCCAGTGGAATCGTAATTTCGGTGAAGCTAAAGACGTTGGTTGCGCTGCTGAAGACCACGCCCACCTCGGAAACCATCAACATTCGGCGCCATTCCGGCGCGGATGTGGTTCAATTGCGCTGCCTGCCTAACATGGGCTCTGAAACGCACGAGTATGCGCTCAAGACGCTCGACGTGCCGTACGACCCCGTGCCTATCAATGACATCGAAAGCCACCTGACAGTCGAGTTTGACACTCAGAAGCTTAAGTCGTACATTCGTGTTGCCAAAGAGATCAAATCGGACGTGATTCGCCTGCGAATATTTGAGCGCGATGAGCAAAACATCGTATTCTGCCTGAGCTGCGATGGTGACGAGTCCGACGCTAAGTGGCAGTACCATTTTACCAACCAAGTCAGCGAGAACGGTAACTTTCAGTTCTGCGTAGCACCAGGGAAGGTGCACATGGACAGGTCCATTAACACGCCCGTGTATGACGCAACTTTTGATTGTAAGTTCATTGATCAGTTTGTGCGCGCCATGGACCGATCGAGCGTGGTGATGGCGATGAGCAACGACGAACAGGGGAACTCACAGCCGCTGGTGATCGAATATTCGCTAGGGCAAGAAGAGGCGTCAGTGCGGTTCATCCTAGCACCAAAGGTTGTTGAAGTACAGTAATTTAACTTTTAGCAGCAGCGCAGACTTGCTCTGCCAATGCCTTCGCCCTTTTAGCGGGAGACAATTCATTTAAAAAAAAATCGTTGCTTCGTGTGGCAATTGCCCGGGCAAGGTCGTCGTGCTTGAGCAAGTAAACCACGCAGTCGTGAAGATGAGCTACACTGACCTTAATGTGATCGGCTCGTTCGACGTCGCCGACAAGCGCTTCGCCACCGAAACGGACGCCGTACAGTTTCGGGAAAAACCAAAGACCGTGTGCGTCGTCAGCTCGTGACAACACGGGATCTACTTTCAAAATCACCGATTTGCACGACATCATTGAGCCATAGCGCAGCGCCGCACTGTGCCCGTCAACGTAAATGAGGTACTTCCAACAGGACCAGTCGCTCGCAGGTACCGGCTTGACAGTTCGCCCGATTAAAGGTCGGTATAGCACACCGTCCTCAATTTTGAATCGCTTAGGATGCGAGGTGATTCCTGCGTCAATAAGGCCTTCGCTTTCTATGTTAGCAACTGCTAGGCGCGTGTTTGTACTATTGGTGACGCCCGGGCCGGTCGCAGCGCCGCGAAAGAGAGCAACCTCCTTCTTGAGTTCCCAGCGCGTGCCCTTGGCTTGTTTCGGAATGTCGGGCTCAATCACGGGCAGGTCGCTCCACCCCGCGCCTTGGTATACCGACAGGGCTGGTAGAAAATTGCTAGATTTGGGCACGCGGCAAGTTGAGCTAGCGAAAGCGTAGCAGTGCTCTCCGCTCCGACGGAAGACTGGACAGTCGCGGCGGTTTAAGATCAGGTCGACATCTGGTAATGGGTGGCTCTCAGCCGCCGCCTGCATTAGCGGTACGTATTGTTCCCACGGCGTAGCGCAGCAGCCCCGGGGCTGTTCCACACAGCACAAGGTGTAGTGCGACGCCCAGCAGGCCGTAAATGCGACATTCCGAAGCTTCATGCCGTTGTCCCGGCAAAGCTCGTCAAATATGCGCTCGTCGACGCCCTGACCTAGATCGGTCACCACTTTAGACCAGTCCCAGGGCGTTTGATATTCGCTGTTCGCAAAAATAAGCATGGCACGGCATCGGCCAGCACGGATGATAAACGCGGCACCAAGCTTTGCCTCTTGCATGAGGAAACGCACCGTGCGCTCAAATCGCGCCCTGCACGGAGCTTGGGCGTGGCGTGGAGTCGGAAATCGAGCCGAAAGCTCGTCCCAGATGCGTAACAAGCAAGCAACAACCGTTCTTGAATTGCCATGCAACTGTTCGGTAATCATTGAAATCGGTCTATTCAAAATCGACTTTTAGCCTCATTCTCTTTTTGTTCTATGATTATGTTGTTCATCATTATATAAGCTAACGTATATAAGCGAAGGAAATGAACGGCTCACTTTCTCAAAGGCGGGTGTTATCAATAGGTATTTGCGCAAACATTTTGCTAGTTATCATTTTTTTAACAGCACCAATTTACACCCACCGTGCTAAACTTCCGATATGTAACCGCTTCGACATCATGGGCCCCGCAACAAGGAAAGAACTCTCCGCAGCGCTCTCTGTAGTCACCATCGGAAGCACCGTTTTGTTGTTTTTAGTGTGCATCACCGTTTGTCGGAATCAGAACAAGGAGTACATAGCGGCTATTGTGGCATACCTGGCGGTACTATCTTTTATCATCGAGGTTAATGTTAACAAGTTACACCCGAGCGGCGTCCCGGGCGACGACAATTTTTGGCTTCACAAGGCGATGACGATTGCTCTTATTGCCTCCGTTGCAGTCGTGATCGCATGCATGGTCAACCGAACGGGAATGCACAAGCTACACCTTGTCTCGGTTGCGTGCATCGGCGGGATCTTGTTCATCCTATCGCAGTGGTCCCTTGACAAGAAGTGGGTGACAGAGCAGAGCTGGGGCTGGAACGGGGTTTATTATATCATTGGTGTCAACTTGCTGCTACCTCTATATGCGCTAGTTCATGAACGAAGTCGTCTAACCGGACGTGTAATGCGGTGAGACTAATTCCTGGTCAAACGATGCGCCATAGTACTTCTGACTGCACGGCAGACGCGAGAACTTTATTCCATGAGTGACCCACTTAAACTTGAGGTGCGGCAGCATAGACGTGTACTCCAGACGAACGCAGTGACCAGAATCGAGCGTGTAAGAACCGGCAACCCACTGGCCCCGGTGGCGTGCTAACGGCAAAAGCCGCTGCGCAACATCTTCGAGGACGCCCGGGCCGGTCACAGAAAAAATTTGCGGTCCTGGCGTCCAAGTATGTGTGGCTAGGCTGCGCGCAATGACCTCTTCCTTTAAGGTGGTCATAATCGGGTGCTTTGGTTTCGCAAAGAAGCACCAGTGGCACAACCACCCCTGATGTTCAATGTAGAAAATGGCATCGTCAGAGCACCGTACTTGAACCGGATCGATTGCACCGCAGTCCATGTCGACATACCATCCACCTCTTTCCGATATTTCGACTGCGCGGAAGAGATCGGCAACCGCCGCGCCCGCCGCACCAATCTTTCGCAGGTTTTGTAGTGCGAGCGCCGCTCGAGGGTCGTCTTTGATAACACGTTCGGCGATCTCGTCGTCAAAGAATGCGTATTCCCAGGTTGGGTTCAATCGACGCCAGCGATTCGCCTCGACGACCATGCGCTGCGGTAGCAGTGCAGTCTTGTTGGTTTGCACAATCCTCTTCCACGTCGAAACGTGTGACAAGTCAGCCGTGTCGAGCAACGACCAATACACCGGATCGGACTGTCTAATAGCAAGGCGGTCAGGTACAACACGATACTCTAACAGGTACACAAAAGAGACAAGGAATGCAACTATAGCGATAATATATACTGAGATCATTTGTTATTTCATGACAAAAAAAAACTCCACCGCCGCCGCAAGAGCACCCGAGGGTGCGCTGGCTTTTGGCAGAGGAATTGTGCACGGCGGGATTTGAACCCGCGGATCACCGGGCTTAAGCCGGCTGCCTTGAACCGAGCTTGGCTACGCGCACAATTTTGACGGTCTGCCGATTTTTTTGTTAACCATCCGATGAGGGATTCGAACCCTCGACCACCAGATTAAAAGTCTGGCGCTCTAGCCAACTGAGCTAATCAGACATCCGGACACCGTACTGAACGCCAGAGTTACCTATTTGGGGCAGAGCGGGCGTACCGTTCAATAACCAACTGGACTATCGGGTAATTCTTCTGGAAACAAGTGGACACCTATATATTCGCAGGAGTATCCGTGGCGGCACATGCTCAGACACGTGGCCAAAAAAGACTATTTTGATCCACGGGTGCCCTGACTGAACACATTTGGATCTCGTTGAAGTACGCCGGCGAAGTACGCCGGTTAAATTCTCCGGTACTGGTCTCGCCCTCCCTGGAGTCGTCCCTGGTCTCAAGGTGAACGACCGGCCTACCACCGGCATCCGCCGCCACCTGCAATACATCAAGGTACTTACTTGACCGCATCAACCCTGTCGACGCGCTCGGATATGGAGTACAGACAACCGCCACCCCCCTCCCCGTTCCTGCAATCGCCGCCAATCCGTCTGGGTTCTCCAGTACGTCCCCGAGCTCGGTCCGTCGTCCCGCCACCGCCTGCAATACATCAATGGAAACTTGACCGCGGCAACCCTGTCGACCCCGTCAATCGCGCACAGCAATGGAGTACTGACAACCGC